ATTGAAACTCTTACTAGAGTAATGTTTGGCAAGGACCCATCCACGGTATCTACTGCTGAATTGAGGCGTGATATCTTGGTGTTTGCCAAGACAGAGCCTAGAGAGTTTTTAAGTATATTGAATGACCCTGAATTAAAGTTTCAAGCTAAAATCAGAATGTTCTTCGAAAACAAGTTATTGGTTTTGAGAAACAATGATAAAGAGATTTGGTTTAATACAGCGACCAACAAAAAGAAAATGATGTCAATCCCTTATGGTGAAGACCCTTATGAAATTGCAGGCGGGTTCCTACAGAGTGATGAAGGCATTGATGGACTGAGAATGTTGGAGGCTATATTGGCATAAATGTTTAAAATGGTTTGTTAACAGTTGGAAATGAGGGCATTTTTTGTGCCCTCTTTTTTTTATGTATATTTGTAAAAAGGCGAAAAAATGATAAACTCTGTTAGAAATACGGTCCTATCCGTTTTAAACAAGAACAACTATGGGTACATATCTCCGTCAGACTTTAACTTGTTTGCCAAGCAAGCCCAGATGGAAGTATTCGAAGAGTTCTTCTCTGAGTACAATAAGATAACAAATATGGAGAATGCTCGGATGTCTGGCACTGACTATGCTGATTTGCGTAAGGCATTAGAAGAGGCTGTTGAAACATTTATAGTTACATCTACACTTACTCAAGTGGCTCCAGCTACAAACAGATTCTTTCTTCCATCTACTTCTACAACTGGTTTTGATTACTTTATGATTAACAAAATCCTTTGTTATGATGGCTCTGGAATGACTAGAGTGTTTAAAGGTGAGGCGGAGAAGGTTACGCATTCCAATATTACAATGCTTGTAAACTCAAACCTTACAGCCCCTACGGAGTTGTACCCTGCTTACACGCAGGCAGGCAATGTACTTACCGTGTACCCATCAACCATTAACCTTGCTAACGAGGTGGATGCTATTTATTTTAGGTATCCAAAAGACCCCAAGTGGACATATGTTACCTTGGCTAATGGCGAGCCTGTGTTTAATCAATCTCAAGCTGACTATCAAGACTTTGAAGTACCAATAGAAGATGAGATAAAGCTTGTCGCAAAAATCCTACAATATGCAGGAATGTCTATACGTGAGATTGAGGCGGTTCAATTTGGTGGAGGTGAAGAACAAAAACAATCACAATAATCATGGCATACATCAGTCAATATCAGTACTACGAAAATGGTGGCGTTGCTCCAGAGGATGCCAATTGGGGGTCTTATCAATATGTAAGCCTTCAGGATATTGTTAACAACTTCTTGTTAATGTACTCAGGGAATCATTCTCTAGTGAATAATGAGGAGCGATATAGGATATTGTTCCATGCAAAGAGAGCTATCCAAGAGTTGAACTACGATGCGTTTAAAGAGATAAAGGTTTTAGAGCTTACTGTTGGCGATAACTTAAAGTATATCCTTCCATCTGACTACGTCAACTGGGTGAGGATATCTCTTTACAAGGATGGATGGTTGAGACCATTATCTGAAAACATTCAGACCTTATCATCTAAGGCATACCTTCAGGACAATCAGTACAGGATTCTATTTGATGAGCAGGGAAATGCATTGTCTCCTGAGTACTCTCAGATTGATTTGGACAATATCACTAAAATTAAGAAAAGCATTTACCTTAACAAGGCTAATCAATTTGATGGCAATGAGGGATGGAACTACGATGGGATGTGGTATTTTGAGGGGAACATTGGTGCTGCCTATGGCTTAAACACTGAGACGGCAAACTTTAATCCTACATTTAATATTGACAGAAAAGCTGGTGTAATTAACTTTGACTCACCAATGGCTGGCCAGCAGTGTATCGTGGAGTACGTGTCTGATGGCATGGAGCAGGGAGACAACTCAAAGATTACGGTAAATAAATTATTTGAGAAGTACGTTTATGCTTATATTCAGTATGAAATATTGAGTAGCAAGTTAGGCGTGCAAGAATATATTGTTGCTCGTGCTCGCAAGGAGAAGTCAGCTTTATTGAGAAACGCTAAGATTAGAATCAGTAATATTCATCCGGGAAGACTCTTAATGAATTTGAGAGGATTAGACAAGCAAATTAAATAAGATGGCAAAGTTTAGCAGGAACTTCACAGCAGGGAGAATGAATAAGGTCTATGACCAAAGAGTTGTCCCTGACGGAGAATACATTGATGCTATGAATGTAAGGATGGGCTCCACTGAGAAGTCCGAGATTGGTGTAATTGAAAACACCAAGGGTAATACCCCTTTGACATCATTAAGCTATATCGATGGAACTCCTCTAAGTGTTAATGCTAGATGTATTGGAGCTATTGAGAATAGCTTTACTGAAACCATTTATTGGTTTTTGCATGACCCTACTTTCCCTGTTGGCGCTACAGGCAAGCTTGACTTGATAGTATCGTTTAACGTAAGTACAAATATATTGACGTACCATGTCATTTCAATTAATGATGGCGGTAACGTAAACACCACTTTGAATTTTAACCCCAACTATCTTATTACTGGGGTGGATATCTTGGATAATAAGCTTCTGTTTTTTACAGATGATTACAATCCTCCTAGAGTTTTAAATGTTCAGAAGAACTACCCTAATCCTGTAACAAATATTGACGAAGTTAATGCGGAGTCTTTGTTAGTAATTAAGAAGCCACCAGTTGAGGCTCCAGCTGTACAGCCTACAGTAAATAATGGTCAAGAAAATTATCTTGAGACTAGATTTATTTGCTTCGCTTACAGATACCAATATGAGGACGGTGAGTACAGTGCCACATCTCAGTGGTCTGCTCCTGCTTTTATACCAAAAGCGTTCAACTTTAGCATTGATAGCTACTTGAATGAGGGCATGACCAACCTATGCAACTCAGCAATTATCACATATAATTCTGGAGGCCCATTGGTGGTTGGCATTGACTTGTTGTTCAAGAAGGCTGATGCAAACATCATTCGTGTTATTGAGAAGCTTGACAAAAAGAACTTAGGAATCCTTGATAATACCGAGCAGGAATACACATTTACAAACAACAAGATATTTACAATCCTATCTGAATCTGAGCTATTGAGGCTTTATGATAATGTGCCTCGATTTGCAAAGGCCCAGACTATTATGGGGAACCGTTTAATGTACGGTAACTATGTAGAGGGATATAACTTGGTTGAATGAAAATGGTGCGCCATTAATGATTGAGTACTCTACTTCGTTGGTTTCAGAAGAAATTGGAGTAACTACCACATCTACAAATACTCAGTCTGGAAACTACTCTATTGATGGCCCTTTAAGTGTTCCTAATGCTGTTGTTTATATTGACTTAGATGGCAAGGAATTAATTAATGGAGCCGCTATAAATTTAGAGGTTACTTTAGACCATCAGGATTGGTCAGGAGACTTGCCATTTCCAACTGAGACTACAGAGAACATAAGACTTGACTTTACGTTTTTCTTATCTAAGGACTACACCTCAGTGTATGAGTTGGCATCTAGCATAGAGTTTCAGAATGCAGTAGGGGATGCCAATATAGAGCCTGTTATAGATTCTTGCAATGGCATTACTTTTACAGACCAATTCAATTGCGCATTGCCAAGTGACTTGAGTGGTTTAAGTAAAGTTGCTAGTGGTATTACAGCAGTTAATCAAGCGATAGCAATATTAACATCTCCAGCTAGTAATCAAATAGGGTTGCAGTTTCCTGCAATGAAGTATGTGGATGACCCTGTTACGCCTACTCAAGAGGTTTACGAATACTACGCTGTAACATTTTCTCAAGCTAGTTTTCAGGAGGTTGGCAATACTCAAAGTTTACACAGCAATAGAGACTATGAAGTTGCCATTGTTTACATGGATGACTTTAATAGGTCTACAACAGCAATTGTCAGCCCTAATAACACAGTCCATGTTCCATGTGGATTATCTTCGTTTAAGAACTCTATACAGGTAACTATACCACCAACACAATTCCCCCCTGCTTGGGCTACTAGATACAAATTTGTTATTAAGCCTAGTGAGGAGAATTATGAGACAATTTACTGCACAATATTCTTTGAGGACCCTGAGAGCAACAATGCCTATTTCCTACTAGAGGGAGAGAACTCTAGAAAGGTTGAGGTTGGAGATAGATTTATAGTTAAGGCTGACTCGGAAGGACCAACCAGTAACTGCGTGTACGCTACTGTACTAGAGAAGTCTTCTCAGGCTTCAGGGTTTATTGAAATACCAAGCGAGGAGGACCCTGAGATTCTTATCCCTGTGCCTGCTGGTGTGTATGCAAAAATTAATCCTAATAGCTTTAATATTATTAAGGATGAGGACGCAATTATTGCTCCGGGAAAAAGATTCGTGAAAGAGAAAAGAGGTGGTGAATATCCTATATTGGTCTATCCGATGAACATAGCTGGAACTGACCCAGCTAATCCTACTTGGACGTACATAGATTATGATGTTCCAGCGGGAAGTAGAATTATAATGTCAATAAAGCAATTTAGAGGAGGAGAAGGGAATAGATGTGAGGAAAGAAGAAATACCCTCGAAAAGACTTTTATATCAGCAAACTCATACGACAATATGTATGATTGGTTTGTTGGCGAAAACATTGAGCAATACTTAAATGATGGTATAAAGGTTGTCGGTTCAAATGCTTGTGAGATAGAAAATGAATTTGAAGGTATTACAACAAACATCATTGCTAATCCAATCTCTACAGCTGTATGCACAAACTATTACAAGTTCTACAGAAACACTACTACAAATGAGCTACAGTTACTAATTACAGGAACTGTTTCTTGCGATGGCCCGGGATTTAAGCCAAGAGCACGGGACTCAAACGTAGAAGTCAACATTACAGTATTCCGTTCTGATAAGATTATAATATTTGAGACAGAGCCAATCAGAGGCTTTGCCTGATGTATTCTTTGAGAACGAGATGTCTTTCCCTATCGTAAATGGAAATCATCAAGGAAATATTCAGAACCAAGACATTAACGCAGAGATTCCAGCTATTGTTGATACTAAGTTCTTTAACTGTTTCTCATTTGGTAATGGAGCAGAAAGCTTATAAGATTAGAGATTCTATCGTTGGTAACTTCTTCAACTTTGGCAACAGGGTAACTGCAGTTTCTGCTCAGGATTATAGAGAGGCTGATAGATTTGCAGACATTACTTACAGTGGTGTTTATAGCGCTGAGTCGAATGTAAATAAGCTTAATGAGTTCAACCTTGGATTGCTTAACTATAAAGTCCTTGAGCCATCCTTTGGAGATATCTACATATTAGATGGTAGAGAGACCGACATTCTTGTCCTTCAAGAAGATAAGATATCTTATGTGTTGTCAAGCAAAAACATTATCTCAGACTCTACAGGCGGTGGCGTTATTGCATCTGTACCTGAAGTGTTGGGCAATCAAATTGCAAGAACTGAGAAGTATGGAATAAGCTTTAACCCTGAGAGCTATGTGCAGTGGGGATTCAATAGATTCTTTACTGACGTTAAGAGAGGGGTTGTAATTCAGTTGGTAGGTAACTCTACTGGTAATGACCAATTGGCTGTAATATCTGAGCTTGGTATGCGTACTTGGTTTAGAGATGAGTTTAACGCCTCATACTCTACTCAGAAGCTTGGCGGGTTTGACCCATACATGAATGAATATGTACTATCTACTAATGATAGAGAGATTCCTTTGAACCCTGAGTGCTTAGGCTGTGGTATACTGCAGACATTTACTCTTAGCACATTGCCATCTCAAACAAAAACATTTGAGTATTGCGTAGACTTTGGTGCTGTTGTAGGCTCTTCTGATATTGATTACACTGTACAGACAATTAGTGCTGGAGCTTCATTTGAGATAACTGTAGACTATGATGGCAACACGTTTACTACTGGGCCTGAAACTACTAGTGGTACACTTACATTCCCTAAGGACAACATATCCGTTGAGAGTGCGACAATAACTATTGAGTACACAGGAAACATATCTCTTTCTGTAATTGCTGGATGTACGGTATCTGATAATTTGACAATTGTCCAAATTGTTGTGACAAATAATTTCGAAGCAGGTCAGAGTATACACAATGAGTATAGATATACGGACAACACATTTACTTCTCCATTGCAATCTGTACTTACTACGTTCTTATCTTCGGATGAGAACCCGTTGGTATCAAGATACAGCGCATTGACAGGACCTGTAGGCTCTGGAGCTTTCCCTCCAGCAGGCAGCACTCTTAGAATTATTGCTAATAAGCTGTCTACGGATACGTTTGTGTTTAAATCCTGCTACTGACAAGTTCAAGTACTTGATGACTAATACGCTCTACACTAATACTCCTGCAAACATATCTACGTTGCTAGGATTAGCTACTACAGCTACGCCAAATCAAGGTAGTGGAAATATTAATTATGCAGAGTTTACGGTGCCTGCTTTGCAGGATTACTTGTATCTTGTTTGGGACCTTAGAGACTCTACTCCTTTAACATTGTGCTACTCTAGTACTACTGTAATTGATGTTTGCTGCGGGTGCGAAGTAAGTTAAACTAAAAAATAAAATGGCTACAAGCTCAACGTATTACTTAAATGCTCCATCACTAGGTTCCGCTACAGCTGTGTTTACGAACGCAGCTTTAACGGTATGTGCTCCTAATGGATTCTACTCAGATGGTATTATCTCAAGGGAGCTGGTGGATTGTGTACTTTTACCTCAGCAAACCTGTCCTTCTTGTACTATCCCTTGCGGAGACTCTATATCTGCTGATGGATTACAAGGCATCTATTACCTTAACACAGACTTAGGTGCTGCTATAGGAGCTGTCCTAATTAGATTCAATACCATAAACATACCTGATGGCATCAAAGCTGTTTATAATAGCGTTGTGTACAATGGCGTATCTTCACCGACATCTGGATGGCTTCAAGGCAGCGCAGGGCTACCAACGTATATTGGATTGCAATCTGCTGATTGTGGTATCGTGGCAGGTTCTCCTTATACTTTAGCTGAGTTTCAATACGATGGGACAGACTTTGCTGCTCTTGGCACAACTACATCTGTGAGTGTATTGGCTGGACAAATGGAGTTAACAGCATTGGCTCCGGGGAATACACTGATGGTGATACCAAAGATAGCAGCAAGCCCATCAATATTGAACCTTGAATTTATTGGGCCATGCTCAGGGACTGTGTTTGATATTTCAGTTGCCTGTCCAGCTGCGCTTACATCATTCTCGTCAAGCACAGTGAGCGCAACTAGTGAGTTGGCTTGTGCTGATGCTATAGACCAAACATATTACGTGGCCCATGTAAATGGGTCTTCTGGTACGTTAGGGCTATACGACTTAGTCTTTACCGATGTCAATGGACAGTTTAAGTTAGCGGCAGGGTTCTACAAGACTAATGATGCAGGAGCTAATGAGTGGTATCAGGTAGATGCTAATGGAGCAATTGTTCTATTCGGTATTTGTGCTGTTCCAATTCCATGTGGAAGTTCAATAAATGCTAATGGAGGTCAAGGGGTATATTATCTTCAAACAAGTGTAGGCGCAGGTATAGGAGCTATAGTTGTTAAATTTAACCCACAAGGCTTAGCCGATGGAGTATTAGCTACATACAATAGTGTAAACTATAATGGACTGTCTTCGCCTGTATGGGGATGGAGACAGGGTACAGCAGGATTGCCTACCTTTATTGGTAGCACAGACTGTGGTATAGTGGCAGGCTCTCCTTATCCTAGTGTTGCAGAGTTTGAGTATAACGGAACTACTTTTGCTTCATTGGGCACAACTACTAGCGTTTCAGTAGTATCAGGTCAGATGCAACTTACAGGCACAGCCCCGGGGGTTTGCGTCATGGTTATACCAAAGACGACAGTTAGTCCATCTTTATTAGACCTTAGTTTTTATGGAATTTGCTCAACGACTATTTTTAACATAGATGTTATATGTCCAGTAGCTTTGCCATCATTTGCATCTAGTCTTAATAACTTTGATAGCTCAACTGCTTGTATTA